AGATTGCATAATACCACCAATGGCAGCACCACCAACAATTAAAGCACCTGCCGATAATAATTTATTTTTACCAATAAACTTAAGCAACTTAGGTATTGCAAACTTTGCTAACCTAAGAGTTAACTTAATTACATTACCTATAAAGAACTTAACAAATTTTCCAAGTGGAGTTGTGAATAATAATAATCCACCCAATAAAGCAGGCCAAAAATCCTTTAAAAATCTTACTATTGTATCTATTTTTTTCTTATTACTATCATCACCAAACCATTCAACCAACTTAGTAAATGCCCTACCCAATAAAGTATATAAAAGAAAATTTAATATTTTATCAAATATACCTTTAACAGGAGCTAACATTTTTGATGCGACGTTTGAAACTTTAGAAACGCCTTTTTCTAAACTACTTTCTCTAGATGCTCTTCTTTGGTTTTCTTCTGCTTTTCTATCTAAATTCTGTCCTTTTTTAATTGCTTTATTTTGGGATATGAGTCCCGCAAGAATTTTTTCTAAAGTTTCATTAATCGTAACTACATTTTTTAAAAGTTTATCTTCACTAACAGAATCTTTAGTTTGTGGTTGAATTGTTTCTGCTTCTCCGGTTAAAAAATATTTTACCTCAGATTGTTTTAGAGAACCACTTATAGATATACTATTTGATATCTTTTTCTTTTTAATTTTAAATCTTCCAGTCTTACCCTTTATTCTTTTAAACTCGTCAGTTAATAAAACACTTTCATCAGTTGATAATTTACTACTAGTCATTCTTACTTGCATCATCTTCTCACGGAGAAGACTCATATATGTAGAGTAATCAATATCAAATACATCATCAATTCCAATTAGATTTAGGATTCTTTCATCAACTTCTTCAGAAACTAAATCATCTTGACGAGTTCCTTCATATATTGCTAATGCTTTTTCTCTCTTTTCTTCGTCCCTAATTGAATTGATAAGTTCTTCGAGACCTAATGGTTCAACATTAGATTCACTAACTACCTTTTTCTTAGAAACTTTTTTTACTCGTCCTTTTGGTGTAGGTTTGGTTTTTGATTCTGGTTTTTGTGGTGACTCTTTTACTGCATCATCTAGATATTCACCCACTAACCATTTTTGAAAGACCTCATAATTTTTATAGAAACTAGTTCCCCCACCACCATCATTAAATTGAGGATACCCCCTTGGATCCTTCTTCATATTTGCAATCAATTTATCAGCATCTGAATCTGATAAATTTACTGTGGAAGTGTAATGAGTTCCATCTGAATCTTTTTTACCAGTTAACTTTAATTTTAAAAGTTTCCAAGTTCGTTCACCAACCTTAGCAGTATACCAAGGGTTTCTTGAATCTAATACTCCTGCTGGTGGTTCCGAACGCATGATTACCTACTCTGGTTTGCTGCTTCCTGCTTTGCCTTTTCTTCTTCCAGATGCTGTTTGAGAAGTTCTACGTAAATATCTCGTTCCCAAGGCATCATATTTTCAACTTCCGATAAGGACCATTTATGATATTGAAACAATGCAAAATTCAAACGATAATAATTTTCTAGGTCCATATGGATCATAGCTATACGAAAAAAGATGATAATCCTTCTAAAATAACTTCACTTTCAACTTTAGTATTTGGATTCTTTACAGTCACCTTGTGGGATAATTTTGGCATTGTCTCAAAAAAAGTTTCAATCTTTTTAAATTGACGTGAATTCATTTGATCTAAGAATGTACTCATTTC